TTTGCATAGAATTGAAAAGCGGGGCTTTGTTCATCTGTGGTTGATTTTCTCATCTTCCAGTTTCTCGAAACTCTACTGTAATTTTACAGGTTTTGCCTTCGTTTCTATGTATACTATCATCAAAACTTTCTATTAAATTAGTAAGTTCTTTTAATATTATACCTTCTTCCGAGTGCAAATGGGTTAATACTTGATTTTTCTTTTCTGTATTTCCATTTTTTCCTGTATATTTAGTTCCGAGTGAAACTATTTTATATTCTTCAATATACATTATTTTCCTTATTAAGTTTAGTTAAGTTTTCTTTTATACCCCGAAGTAATTAGTGTCAACAGTATATCTTGTTTGTAGTTGAAGGTGCAGTAGCAGGTGAAGGTGCAGATGAAGGGGATAAAATCGCATACCTTTTGCAATGGCAAAACCATAGCATAGGGTCATACGTTTGCCATTGCCATTTTATAGCAATGCTATAGCAATGCCATAGCTATGCTAGATTGAAATTAATGTCGGGTCTGATGTATTCGGCTTGAAAATCACCGAGTTTTTCTATCTGAATAGCCCTAAAGGGTGGTATTACCTTCCATTTAGATACTGCGGGGTGTGATATTCTTAATCTTTTAGATAAATTCTTACCACCATATTTAGATACTATTTCTTTTTTTCTATCTACAGCTAGTTTATATTTTGTGTTCTTCATTTGTTTGTATCTGCACTAAATTGTTCTTCCGTTGTTATCATTCTTCTAATAAAACTTGCCCTATCGTGTTCAGATTTAGCTTGATCCACTAATTCTAGTATGCTTGTAGCTTTATCATAGTGATCTGGTATTACCGAAGAACGATCTACATTGGTAATATCCTTGATTAATCTATCTCTTTTAGCTTCACATTCCGAAGCTAATTCGGGTAGTATTCCTGCCATAATTGGCTAATTCCTAACATAATGCTTAACATTAATCAATATTTATATTGACAACAGTTAAGCCAACTAATAAACATTGGTTAATTAAATAATAAATAAAGGAAAAAAATATGAGCATAGTAGCAAAAGGTGGTGAAAAATCTAGCAGTTTTCCAAGTGTTTCTGTAGGTGTTCACAAAGCCCGTTGTATTAAGGTCATTGATCTTGGTACTCAAAAGAATGAGTTTGAAGGTAATATAACTTGGAAAAGACAAGCATTGGTTATTTGGGAAGTACCCGATCAAACTAATGAAACATCCGAGCCACTAACAATCAGTAGGTTTTACACATTATCACTACACGAAAAATCTAATTTAGGAATTGATCTTACCTCTTGGAGAGGTCGCCCATTTTCTGAAACTGAAAAAAAGGGTTTTGATATTAGTAAATTAATAGGTCACACTTGTTTACTAAATGTCATACAAGGCAATAAAAACAACAAAATAGGATCAATAATGCCATTGCCTAAAGGTGATAAAATTGCAGAACAATATCATACAGGTGTAGTTTTTGATTTAGAAAAATATCAAAAAGGGCAAAAGGAAATCTTTAATCAACTGTCCGAAGGTATTAGAAATATTATTTTACGTTCCAAAGAACTAGAAGGTCTTGAACACAAAGACAACGGGGATGAAAACAATGGCTCTACTACAGTTGGCCAAGACCCCGTACCATTCTAATGGAATATACTAACGCATCTAATTTGCCTAAAGCGATTGAACGGGCAGTATCAAATGATCCCTATTCTTCAAAAGGATCTAACATCTCCGCTACTCGTTTGATCGCCCCCCCTAGAATAAGAGTATTAGAAATGCGAAACTGGGATTTATTAAAGGAAGATGTATCTGATAAAATATTCGCTTTGCTAGGACAATCCGTACACCATATTATTCAGCGATCTAAACAACGAGTTGATTTATCTGAACGTAGATTATTTTATAAAGATGATAAGATTACTAATGGTTGGACTTTGAGTGGGTCGTTTGACTATCTTGAAAGGGATGGAAGATTAATAGATTTTAAAGTTACTTCTGCGTGGGCTACTCTTAATGCTTTAACAAATCCTAAACCCGAATGGGAAAACCAATTAAATGTATTGGACTTTCTATGCCGTAAAAATCAAAAGACTTTAACAAGCTACAGTAAACCTATTAAGGTTAGGTCTTTATCCATTATGGCAATATTAAGGGATTGGTCTAAACTGCAAGTTTTGAAATCAGAAACTTATCCTAGAAAACAAGTTGTTATGATCCCTGTAAGAAGGTGGACACCCGAAGAACAAGACGATTATATTAAAGCTAGGATTAAGCTACACCAAGATTCTGAAAAAGCTAGTAAGCTACCTCTATGTACTGCAAAGGAAAGATGGCGAAAAGAAGATAGCTATGCTTTAATGATTGATGGTCGTAAATCTGCTAAAAGACTTTTACCTACTAAAGAAGAAATGGATCAATATATGAAAAAGAATAACTACGTAGAAGGTGTAAAATGCAAAGTTGTATTCAGAAAAGGTGAAGATATTAGGTGTATGCACTATTGCCGTGTGAATGAATTTTGTGACTACTACATGAATGTCAAATTTTAAAAAAATTATCCGCCCATTTGTTTTAACTAAAGATCCTCTTGTTCAAGTAATCCTTGAACGATTTGCCAAGCGATCTGAAGGTGGTATAAAGAAGTTCAAACGCACAATGTTTGAAGCTACAAAATCTCGTATTAAATGGATCAATGACGTTCAAGAGGAAAGTTGGGATGTTATTGTCTATCTTGAAAAGTTAAAAACAGAATTACAGAAAGGGGGAAGCAATGACAAAAAAGAAAAAGAAAAAAAATAAGAAGAAAAAATCAAAAAAGGGAAGGTAAGTATTGCAAATTTTTTAAATAGGTATAAATGAATAGTATGAACTTACCAATATTTTATTTATGCCTATTTATATATTGGTCTACTCTTGTTTTTTTTACAGTACAGTTATACTAATTTCTTATTCCATCTACCATTATCATTCAAAACCATAGGTAATAGTTTTGGAATACCCTCTAAAATAATTCCACATCCTATTATAAATCTTGTTCTAAAGTTTTTAGCATAATTAAAAGCCATAGATTTTTGGTTGATTAAACATCCTACGTTCATAGCAAAGAAAATGTTATCGGGATTAGCCCAATAGCTTATGAGAAATTTTGTATGGTAGTGTCCTTGTACTGCTGACATACCCATTGCTTGTGATACCTTTGATATATCTGCTGATCTTCCGTGAGTAAAAAAACATTTCTGTCCATTACTCATAGTCAAGGTTAAATCATCTATCCATTTCCATTTCTTCGTTCCTAAAAATTCTCCATAGTCCTTTAAGAACTCCCTACTCATTCCGTATTTTAAAGCCCTCCTATACACCAAGCTAGAATGATTGCTCTCTACCTCTACCATCTGCGGAAATATGCCCTCTAATGCCCTTACAAAGCCCTTAGAGGCCTTTAATTCATCTCCTGCACTATACAGGTCGGGATCGTGAGTATGCATATTGATTGCGTGGAAATCTAATAGATCACCTATGTTGATTATAAAGTCGGGCTTATATTCTTTTTTAATTGTTTCTAAAAATGCAAAGCTATCCAGATGATGAAAAGGAATGTGCATATCACTAATGACCAATACTCTTTTGTTCATCAGTTGCCTTCGATGACTGCGGGAATGTTCTTGAGACGTTCTATTTCAGCTTGTTTAGGATCAACATATTGAATTTCACCATCTTTAATATGTACATCCCTAACTGTATTCTTGTCTATGATAATATCTTTTAAAATAACAACCATACTATTAGTTGTATTTTACTTTACTTCTTTAGATTTTACAAGATTTCATCACGCTTGAAAGTTCTTCGGCACGTTTCGGAGTTTGCTTTGCCCATCTGCTATCCAACATTTCTTCGGATGCAGTTTGGTAATCATTTTGTTTTAATGCTTTCCACATTTTTTTAAATTTAGATACTCCACCGATACCAAGTTGGAATACCATTTCAATGATGACACATTTGGCTTGATGATGAATGGGTAAACCACTTATGAGTTGGTTAGCATTTGACTTGGCTGTATTAAAATCGCTATCAAAGACTTCTTCTAAATCTTTCTTCTTATAAGTTACATCTTCCTTGAATTTATCTGTAGGTAAAACAAGATGCCCAAATCCAATAGTCTTAAATCCTAGTTGGTCTTTGTAGATTTTAGGTACAAATCCTTCGTGTTCCTTAATCCTTGCTTTTAAATCGCTATAACTCATACGCTAATACTATATAACAGCGGAAAATTTATACCAGAAAAATTATCTATTTGTTAGTTTACTAGAAAATATATAACAACAATAACTACCGCTACTGTGATAGATATTTTCTTATGGGCTTTTGCTAATTCCCATAGTTCTTTTGCTTTTTTCATGCTACCTCCAATCACCATTTATTATTCTAATAACTTTCACCACTTTATCAACATTATCAAGAGTTTCTTTCTTTTGTTCATCAAAAGAATTAACATTTTGCATTAATAGTAATGCAACTATAATTTGCAACATCTATTATTTCCTTTTCATAATATCTGCACCTTTAAGGCCATAAATACTA